TGGTATATCTATATGTCGTTCAAAATGTAATAGTGGTACTGTATTTAATAACGGTGATATTGGATTATATATATTTGCTCTTGCACCTAAATCACCACCAACGTTCATTGCCTGCAAACCATATTGTTTTACTGTAAATCCAGGATTTTCTGTTAAGAATTTAAATGTACGTACTGAATCTCCGGCAACTCTACCTGCTAATGTTCCAGTTCCACCTCTGACTAAACCCATATCACCTGAGAAGAATCCGCCTTCTGGGCCCCATTTATCACCAATTTCTTTGATTACATATGGTTGAGTTGAGCCAAATTTATCGTTTCTAATACCTAATGTATCATTAGTTCTTTGTCCTCTTGCGTAATAACTATCTTTTATACTATCCCAATGTATTTCTAACTTTGAGTTACTTCTATCTAAAGGAACTTGAAATTTATTTTTTTCGTCATATTTAATTTCAATATTACCGTTAGCATCTCTCATATTAGTTCTTGGTAAAGTTGTATCAGTTAAGTTTCTCTTAACTTTTACTCGTATTTGAGATAAGTCTGATTTTAAGTCTACTATAGCCATTATGATGTTCCTATATCACCAAGTCTATTGACTTGTTTTTCACTACTTCCAAGTAAAGCACGTAATAACTCATTAGTTTCTTTCATATCAACTTTAGCTCCTCCAGCACCTAAAGGAACTACTGCTTCTGGACCTTTTTCACCAACCATAGCTAACATAGGTGAATTTACAATTCCACCTCCTGCAAGTTTTGGAACTTTTGATGAATTCATAATACTATGAGCTGATGCGCCTATTCCTGCGCCAACTAGTCCACCACCTATACCACCTTTAAGAGCTCCTTTCAACGATGCTTTAACTCCTAAACCCATTGTTAGAGCGCCTATTATCGCGCTTGCTATACCTATAGCTGCTGCTCCAATACCTACATACCATTTAAATTTAGATTGTGTTTCTTCATTTCCTGCTTTTTCAGTTCTAACCAATGCACTTAATTTTTCAACTGAAAGTCCTACTGCTCCTGCTAATGCCTCTCTTTGTATAACATTCATTTTATTGAATTCAGCTTCTGAACCTGCAAGTCTTGTAACTTCTTTCATTAAACCTTCAGTATCACCTGTGAAAGCTAATTGTCTTGCTCTATCAACATTTATATTTCTACCTAAAAGAACTTGAGCTTCCATTTGTTTTTCAATAGAACTTTCAAAGTCAAGTAATGAATTAGATATACTTGCTACATCACCTAAATTAATACCAAGTTTTTTAGCGTGTAAAGCAGCATTCATAATATTTTGACCACTATCTTTCATAAACTTAGCAGTAAATTCTGCATTACCTGCAATATCAGCCATTACACCTTTAATTGGAATGCCTGCTTGTTGAGCCATTTGTTTTGTAGTTTCAATCTGACTCATCAACTGTTCATTACTAAGATTTGATGTAGCAGCCATTAAACCAACAGTTTTAGCTAAATCATCTGCTGAAGTACCTGTTAAGAAACTAAACAATTTCATTCTACCAACTAATTTCAATGAGGAATCATTAATTGAACCAAATTCTTCTGTTACAGCCTTTAATTGTTCTCCAAAAAATACTTGAAACCCTAAACCTACAGTTTGGCCCATATCAAGACCAAGTTCAGTCATAGTATCAAATGCTTTTTTACCAAATGCTAATATACCTGCTCCAAGTTTTTGCGCACCTGTTTTTGCTATTTTATCTGTAGAACCATCTGCTGTTTTTCTTAATGATTTTTCAAAAAATTCATTATACTGGTCAATATATGGTCCAAAAGTATCAAATACACCAGATAGAGCTTTACCTATACCTGGAATAGCTCTAAGATATTTATGACCTGCATTATATTTTTCATTTATTGAATTTACAGAATTTTTTATTTGTTTATCTAATGCAGTTTCTTCGTTTTTCTGTTTCTTTTTTTGTTTAGTAACTTCATTTTCAACTGCAGCTCTTTCTCTAACAAATTCTACTGCCTTTTTATATGTTTCTAATTGGTCTTTATTTAACTTATCTAGTTTATCTAAATCATCCTCTAATGATTTAAAGATTTTATCTAATTCTTTAGCTGCAACACCCATATCTGCAAGAGCTTGTTTATTAGCCATTATGAATTCACGTGCTACATTTATATTACTTTGTGCTGCCATATATTTTTCTTTTTAGTTTTATTACATACCAAGTGATGTTAAGAGTTTATCCATTTCAGGATCTTTTTTTCTGTCCACATCAAGTTGGCGTAATGATTTTTCAGCCGCATCTAATTTCTTTTTCAAATTAGGGTCACGTTTTAGTTGTTTTACAACTTTAGAAGCTTTTCTTTTTGCCAGAGCTTTAATTACCTTACCTAAAAACTCATTTAAGGTTGCTTCATTTTTATATGTGTATTTTCCTATTCTACCGGACATTATAAACTCCTATAAGATATATAGACTCAATTATAAATATCATAAATAGTAAAATTTACTTTTTGAAATGTTGATTAACTTTTTTTTGTTGTTTTTTGATGTCTTCTGTTTCAGTCTTGTATTGTTTATCTAATCTCTTAAAATAAAACTGACGCAGATAGATTGGCATGTTATATACTTCATTAAAAGTGAAACCACCCTTACCAAAATATATTACCTGAAAGATTTGTTCGTGAATTTGTGGTTTATCTTTAGATTGTAGGCCAAAGAAACTGAGCAGTCAATAAGACCGCTACCTCCTTCTCCACACCATTTGGTTGAGTAACTGTTACACTCATATCTACGTCTGGTGTAACTTCATTAAGATGTTTTCTTAATGCTAAACTATCTACCGCTAAAAGTTCATTATCAATAAAATTATTAATATAACTTTTTTCACCATTACCATCTACTGATACAATAATAAACTTATATCTTGAAGTTATCTCTGATTGTACTTGACTATTAACTTTTGAAATAGATTTCATATATGCTTCAATATCTTTTTGTATTTTACCCGTCATTAATTGTATAATTATCTGTTTTTTAGAAAAAGGTAATTCAAAATCAAATTTATTTGTACCCTCTGTAAAATTCGAATAATCTATTTTCACTTCATTAATTTCAGTTAAATCAATTGTTGTAGTTTGTTCATTACCATTATCATCAAAATACATCATTTCATAGTCTTTACCATAACCTAATATTCTTGCAGCTAAAATTAGTGCATTCTTATCACCAATAAGTAAATCATCAAGATTAATAGATTTATCTACTACTAAAGATTCTAATAACTTATCAATAACTATATTTTTTTGTATAAGATTAGGTGAAGTAAGAATATCTTCTTCTTTTGCTGTCATATACTTCATTTCCACTTTGCCTGATGCAAGTGGACTGTCTTTAGGATAAAAATATCCCTTAGACGGTAATTCCACTACTTCAGTAGGGAATTTACTTTCGTTAGCCATAACTGACTCCTTTGTGATTAAAAATTAATAACCTATTAATATATATATAACTAATTTATTAATAATCAAATTTTATTTTGAAGGCATTACCTTATCTTTAATTGGTTTTAAAATCATATCAAAAACGATATCATCATATTTAGTAGGTGTAAGTTTTACGATTTTTTCTAAAGCGTAAATAACTACTAAAATATATTCCCAATTTGCTGCTATAAATTCAGTCATTTTTATTCTCCGTTAAATGTTTAAACTTGGGTGTTGTTTTTTATGATGAGTTTCACATAAAACAACTCCACTTACTTTACTATAAATATGATAATCCACTATTTTTTCTACTGGATTATTATCTTTTACAAATCTTTTTAATATATCAGCCATTCTTTCTTTATCATGGTGAACGTGAAGATTATTATTATCACCACATTCCTCACACTTAAATTTCGCTTTCTTTAATATTGGAAATTTCCAATCTTTGTATAATTTGTTAGATGCATATACTCGAGCTGATAATGGGGATGTTCCGCCTTGCCATTGTGAAGAATCTTTTCCGTATAACGTAGGTATTGTACCATTCAATCTATTCTGTTTCATATTCTCGGAACGGATTTTTCTACCTTCCTTTGACCTGGCCCATTTATGCATATTTATCATATTATTAGCAACTCGTTCATCTGTTTCAGCTGTTAAACCTTTGTTCCAAACTTTTCTTTCACCATTCTTAAATTGTTCTCTTCTGGTATTTGCTGAGTTTTTTATTGCTGTTGGATTGTGTCCCCAATTGTTATGGGCTCTGGAATAATGTCCTTTTGACCATTCATTTTTAACAGTATCCCCACATCCACATTTACAATATTTTTTCATAACCACTTAAAGTAATACTTTAATCAAAATTGGAGGATTGCGAAGTCATACTTTAATGTTAATGTTATCTCTGCAGGATCACTTGATGCATAATCTAAATCACCAAAGTTTGCAGTTTCAATATATGTACCTTTTAATGTCCATTCTTCCACAACATCACCAACTGGACCTAACATATTAAATGTAACATCTTTCTTATAAAAATCTGAGTATCCATCACGACCAGTTACAGACTCATGAGATAACCTAATCCATTCCATAACTGCTTGTGCTGCAGAAGGAACAACGGGGTCGTATAAAGTAATATCTACTGGTTGCCAAGCTCCTTTACCTTTAATATACCTTTTAACATTGATGTGGTCTAAAACAATCTCTTCAAACTGTATTTGAGGTCTGTTGGCAGTTTTTATTAAATAAGCAGGTACACCTTCGATATACATAATAAACCGATTTTTAGTTTTCGGCTCAAACGGTGTAAACATAATTTCTGAAGGGTCTAATGTAGCCATTTCTTTAATCTCCTAAAAGTCTTTTATTCATACTCATAAATAAATATCAATTAAATAAATTTTCAATAATTTTAGTATAAAAAGAAAAACCCCACAATAAAGTGAGGTTTTTCTAGTATACGATATACGTTATTTACAAGTCAAACTTACTCAGGAAACGCTGCTCCTGTTGGTTGTACGATGAAGTCTAATACAATAAACTCAGCTGTACGTGTTGGTTGAATAAATATTTGTCCAACCAATTGATTTCTATCTATTACATCTGGTGTATTATTAGAATCATCCATTACTACTCTAAACGCACTTAAACCACTATTTTGTTGTACTTGTTCAAGATAAGGATTCACAATATTCAAGAAACGATTTCTCAATGCTTGACTATTTTGTTCGAATACTAAGTATCTTGATGCACTTGCAATAAACTTTCTCATTGCAATCAACAATCTACGAACATTAATTCTATCTAATGCTGATGGTTTAGATTGTAGTGTTTTCTGTCCAAAAACAACAACGCCTTGACCTGGGAATGAAGCTATAGGATTGATTCTATTTTCATATAGATCATCTCTTTCAGCGTGAGTCAATCTTGTTTTAGCTTCTAATACTGTAGTTAATCCACCACGATTCAAACCTGCTGGTGCGAACCATTCGTGAGCTACTTTATCAGTATATGCTATTGTACCAGGTAATACTACTGAAGGTGGTACCCAAACTGGTCTTGAAGTATCTCTATCTTCTATCTTAACCCATGGATAATAAGTACCTGCATAATTAGTATCTATTGCTTTAATTGTTGATTTAACTGTTGATATTGAATCACCATATCCTGCTGCATCCATTATATAAAATGCATCAGCACGAGATTCTACTTTAGATATTGCATGATTAGTTACAGCTGAATGTAATCCATGAATTATACCTGGTGTTACTAACAAGTTAATATCAAATTCATCAGGATTGCTAATTGCATTAATTGCTCGTTTATAAGCTACTGAACCACTAGCAGTAGAACTTTGACAATCAAACCCTTGTGTATTTGAATTTACAATATCACTACCTACATAATAAGGTGTTGCTGGGTTTCTTCCGTCAAATCCCCATTGCATTGGAACAACAAACTTCAACTGTTGTGTTGCTGAACCACTTAATGATAATGGATTACCTGCTTTAGAATATGTAGAGGATATTGAAGAATCAAAATCATCATTTCCATACATATCAGAAAGACTCATGGTTACATTATTACCTGCTGCCGCAGCATTTGCTATCGGAGCTAAGTATTGCATGTTATCATCTTTAACATATTTAGTTATTAAATCAATACCATGTGCTACGGATGCATCAAATGTACCATTAGCATCAGTTTGAGTTGTTTTAAACGATGCTGATGGTATTCTAGTTGCTCCAGGACTTGGATTTTTAACTGCAGCATGTCCAAATGGAACTACAGATTTTGGAAATCTAAATACTCCATCTTCTTCCATATCAGAAAAATCACCAACTCGTATAAATTTACTTAAATTTGGATAACTACCATAATAAGTTAATTTACCATTTGAATCAATTTCAACCCATCTATCACCAATTCTCTTTGCAAAATAACTTGGTGAAGCCGGATCTAATGTTAAATTGTCAAACTCTTCTAATACATTTTCATTACCAACATCAACAACATGAAGTGAAAATTGTCCATAATCAGAACCTGCTATATCATCTGCACTTTTAACACTTAATATTTTAATTTTATATGAAGTATTTATTTCAGTACCATGTGAACGACTATATACTCTAAACAGACTATATTTCTGACCACCGACTCTTTGTGAATGTATTACTGGTGTTCTTGCGAACATATAATCTTTATTTCCAGTAAAGGATGATTGATTACCTTTACTATTAAAAGATGTTGCACCTCCTTGAAAGTCAAATCCATCACTTGTTACTAATACTGATGCACTAATAGCTGAAGTTCCTGAACCACTTGTGTTCATTGCAAAATTCTTGAAAAGTTTATATACATAAACTGAAGAACTGTTTCCTCCAGATTTTGTAGATTGTGGGTCTGAACTAATAACATCACTTACAAAATTAGCACTTGATGTATCAAATGATAATGAATAAGTTTCAGCTGAAACATCACTACCTGAAACTGTTAATGTAAAAGATGACCAACTAGCTCCTGCGGCCATTGTTGATGTACTCAAATCACCTACACCACTTGAACCTCTTGATGGTGCTAAAATTGCTACAGACCTTGTTGGTTGGCCCAAACCATGAGCTAACAATTCAAGTGAATCAACTTTATATCCACCTAATCCAAGTACTCTAACTACAGTTACGGTTCCTGCACTTCTTAAATATTGTTCTACCGTGTATGGTGTATAAAATCTATTATCAACTCCGCCAAACATTTCTTCAAATTCTTGAAAATTTGATACTTGTGTAGGTGTAAATGCTGGGCCTTTCTTTGTCGGACCAATTATTGCTGCACCGATTTCACCTATTGCTTGAGGAAGAAATGATAAGTCTTTTTCACGTGTAAATACACCTGGTGAAACTATCCTCTCTGCCATATTTTTTCTCCTAAAATCTTGTAATTAAAAACTATATATATTTACTCTACTATAAGTATAAAGTAAATCACCTAAAGTATACGTTTTATATAACTTTTTTAATTTATTACTAATTTATTGAGCAACTTGGGGAGGTGAGGGTGTAAATACTCCTGTTTGTGGGTCTAATTGACCAGGACCATACTTTTCATTCAACTTTTGAACTATATCACGTTCTTCCTGTTGAACTGCTTCGTACTCAGTTTCTACCTCAACTTGACGAGCTTCAAGAGCTTCTAATTGTTGATTTAGTAATATTCTTTGAACTGAAAGTTGTCCTAAGTTTGCCTGTTTTTCTTGATAATTTGTTTGTAACGTTTGTAACGATTGAAGTTCTTCATCTGTAAACTTCATTTCTGTTGAATCTACAACTTTTGTATCTTCGGCCATAACTATTTCTCCTATATGTGTTATAGTTTATTATTTATATAAATATTAAGTTTTATTCTAAAAATTGATTTTTTTTATATTTCAATAACCTTATAAGTTCTTCCACTTGAATCTGAATCACTTAGCTCTGTTGCTTTTGCATTTGCATCTGATTCATTATCAAATTCCCATAATTGCATATTACTAGAAGATGCAATATAAAATTGTCTTTTTGCCCAAGGAGGGTCTGTAAAAGTTGCACTTGAACTTGGTGCTGGATACATTTGTTTTACTACTCTAAAAGGCATTTAGTTTCTCCGTTTAATATAAATATAATCAAATAAATATTTCCTTCAAATGATTTATTCTTAATTGTGGTAATATTGTTGGTTTTATACCTAATTTATCTTTCACATCTAAACAAAATGTAGCATCTTCTGATACATTTTCCTTATATTTACCTATTTCTACTAATCGTTGTTTAAAGTATGGGTATTCTAACTCTTTTAATATATCAGTAGATACTTTAGTAAATCCAAATCCACAATAATCTACTTCAAATGGTTCTCGTTGATTTTGTATTTTTGTTGAGTTCCAAAAGTTCATAGTACCTTGTTTTTTAAAGTCATCTTCATTCCAATCTGCAATCATAGCAGTACCACTTAAATCTTTTACATACCAACCTGCACAAAATGGTGAATCATATTCTAATAGTGTAACTAATTGTGAATAGTTAAATGATTGGTCTGCATCTATCCAAACTAAATAATCTACTTTATTTATTAGTTTATTTGGATTAGTAAATCCACCACCATCAGTACATAACCAATTTCGTGCATCTGCATGTGTTCTACCTACTACAGTATATATCTTTCCATCTAATTGTGGACACCACTCTTGTAAGTTTAGAAATTGTGGTAATAATCTACCACTTATTGTGTTGTATATTGGAATACAGAATGCGTATTTCATAAAACCTCTTTTATATAAGTATTAACTTTTTTACGTAAACCTACTTTTCATTGCGTTATAATTTTGTGATATTTCTTTT